TTGGTAAGTCTGCCTCTTATCCATCTGGTTCGTCTTTTCAAAAGGCTGAAGCAATGGCTAAAGCGGCAGTTGCAAGTGGAAAGTCCGCTACATATGAACAAGCACTTTCTGATGTTTTCATTTCAGACAGTGAACTATACGCATCATACGTCAACGAGCAAGGAGCCTAAAAATGGCATACGAATTCAGTAATTATGCAGTAAAGGCCACGCTCGTTGCGGGTGAGGATCTTTCTGCAAAGCAATACCATTTCGTTAAGATTGATGGTGCCGGTGCTGCCGTTGCTGTCAGTGGAGCAACTGATCGTCCTCTGGGTGTTCTTCAGAATAACCCTACTGCTGGTCAAGAGGCTGAGGTTCTCATTTCTGGTGGCACCAAGGTTGCTGCTGGTGGCACTGCTGCTGCGGGTGCCCCACTTTTTGCTAACGGTTCAGCGAAGGCTGTAACTTTGGCTTTTGGTTCGACTGCTACTGCTGCTTACGCAGTTGGAACTTTCGTTACCTCTGGTGTTAGCACTTCAGTCGCAACTGCCGTAATTTCTTGCGCCAACGCCGGTCGCGGACAATAGGAGGAATGAACAATGCCACAGCCAACAATCAGTAACGTCCATGTTGACGCAATTCTGACAAACATCTCTGTTGCTTATATGCAAAAAGCGGAGAACATGATCGCGGATAAGGTTTTCCCGGTCGTTCCAGTTGACAAGAAATCAAATAAGTATTTCAAATATGACAAAAATGACTGGTTCCGTGACGAGGCTCAGCGCCGCGCTCCGGGTACTGAGTCAGCCGGTGGCGGTTACAACCTGTCTACTGACACTTACAGTGCTGATGTGTTTGCGTTCCATAAGGACGTTGACGATCAAACACTGGCGAACGCTGATACGCCTTTGAATCCTTTGCGTGAGGCTTCAGAGTTCGTTACTAGCCGTCTGCTGCTTCGTCGGGAAGTTCAGTTTATTGCTGACTTCATGACTACGAGTGTGTGGGGAACGGATGTCACGGGTGTTGCTTCTTCTCCTTCCAGTGGTGAGTTCATTCAATGGAATGATTACACTGCGTCGGATCCGATTGAAAACATTGAGGCTGCTAAAGAAACGATTCTTTCAACCACTGGTTTTGAAGGAAACACTCTTGTTCTTGGTTATCAGGTTTTCCGTCAATTGAAGAATCATCCCGACGTTATTGATCGCTACAAGTACACCACGTCAAGTGTTGTTACTGAAGAAATGTTGGCTCGTCTTTTCGGTGTGGATCGTATCCTTATCGCTAAGTCGGTCCGTGCAACTAACGCTGAAGGTTTGACTGAGGCTTACTCATTCAACTTTGGTAAGGCTGCCTGCCTTCTCCATGTTGCTACAAGTCCGGGTCTTATGACTCCTTCTGCCGGTTACATTTTTGCTTGGACTGGCGTTTCGGGTGGTTTGGGTTCCACGATTGGTACTTCACAGTTCCGCATGGAAAGCCTGAAGGCTGCTCGTGTTGAGGCTGAAGTCGCATTTGATAACAAAGTTGTGGCTACCGATCTTGGTTACTTCTTTGCAACTGCTGTTGCGTAACTTTTAATTGATACCCTTAGAGGGGGTCGGTGGGTTGATCCCTACCGGCCCTCTTTACTTTTAAGGAGTTTTAATGTCTTGGTCATACAGTGGGGATCCTTCTTCTTCTGCTAAGGATAAAGTCAGGTTTCTTGTTGGGGACACTGATACTGACGATCAGTTGTTGAATGATGCTGAAGTGCTTTACGTTATTACGGAGTCAGGTGGGTCTATTTATCAGTCGGCTCACGATGCTGCTTATGCGATTGCGTCTAAGTTCACTCGCATGGCTTCGAGTAAAAGTGTTGGGGACATGTCGGTTTCTTATAGCGACAGGGCTTCTTCTTATTTTTCTTTGGCTAAAGCATTGTTGGAGTTGGGTGCCCGTCGTCAGCCTCCTACCCCGTGGATTAGTCCTCAAAACATTGTGAGGGCTTCAGAAAAAGATATGCCACCTGCGAATGGTACGGAGTTTTATACGGGTCAAACGGATTATTTGAGGCCCTAATCATGGCTATTTCCAGAGAGTTTCTTCCTTTAATGCTAGAAACTGTTGTTTTAAGAGTTCAATCTTCAATTGATAAATATGGTAAGCAGTCTTATTCTGGTTCTGGTGTTTCTTTTCGTGCGCGAATCATTTTGAGTGAAAGAATTTTGCGTGATAAGGACGGTCGTGAAATTGTTGAGGCTGGCCGCGCTATTTTGTATGGTTCTACCTCTGTGAGTTCAAATGGTCATATTACTTTGCCGGACGGTTCTTCACCTAAAATTACTTCTGTTTCAACAATTCAGGATGAGGACGGGGATCATCATTCTGTTGTTGGGTTTGGTCAAGGATAATGGTTAAAAGATCAGTTGCGGTTAAAAACCTTGATCCTTTGATGAAGGCTTTTGCTTTGGCGGGTAAGGATGCTGCCCGGTTTGCTGCGAAGGCTTTGAAAGAGGAGGCTGATGAGGCTTTCTTAATTTCTCAGGCTGTGGTTCCTGTTATGACTGGTGCCCTGTTGACTTCTGGTGAGGTGAGAGGCCCTTTTGTTCGTGGCCCTATTGTGGAGGCTTTCATAAATTACGGTGGCCCGGCTGCCCCTTACGCTATTTACGTTCACGAGTTGCCACCTTCTAGGGCGAAGCATGACCCTCCTACTCGTTGGAAGTACCTAGAAAACCCTGTGAGGCTTTATTCTGAGGGTATGGCTGAGCGTATGACTGTGCGTGTTTTGGATATGGTTAATAGAAGATTCGAGATTAGATCATGACTACTATTTTAGAGGCGGTCGGAGATTATTTACAGGCTCAGGGTCAGGGGACTTTAGGGACTGATTTATTTTTGGCTGTAATGCCGAATAGTCCTGATGCGTGTGTAGCCGTTTACGAAAATTCTGGAAGTAAACCTTCTTTTACTATGGGGACGGATCCGTGGGCTATTGACCGACCTTTGATTCAAGTAATTGTTCGTTCTAGTGAGGACGATTATCCGGCTGCTCGTGACAAAGCACAGGCTATCCGTGTTTTGTTAGGTTCTTTAATTGATGTAACTATTTCTGGTGTAAAAATTATGCGAGTTGAAAGTCAGGGTTCTGTTATTCCGATGGGAGAAGATGAAAACCTTCGTTCGATGATTTCAATAAACTTTGAGTGCATGATTTCCTATGAGTGATGCCTATGGTCGCGTTGTGGTTACAGATAAGGCACCAAGGTGTTGGAGATGTAACAGGGTTATAGCGTTTTTTGTTTCGCGTCCTTGGTCTTTGCAATGTTCTCGTTGTAAGGCAGAAAACAGAAACAAGTAAGGATTAGTATGAGTGATTTTATTGATGATCTTGATTCTTTGATTGGTAAATCTTTTGTGTCTCCTAATAAGTGTAAAGTTTGGCTTATCATGAATAATTTACAACCGGACGAAGCCGCTAAGTTAAATGAGTTGATAAATAATACTTCTGTGAGTGCTAATTCTATTTCTAAAATTCTTTATCAAAATAAGTATATTCTGAGCGGGGCTATTGTGAGCCGTCATCGAAGGCGATCTTCGGGTACAGGCTGTGCATGTCCGTAGAGCCAATGATTATTGTTTTGGCGGCTGATAACCATATTTGGTTAGACAGTGACAGCCTTATTTCTTATTTGCGTTTCATGGAAACTCAGGCTCAAAAAACTTGCGAAGATGCTCGTAGCGTCGCGGATTTTAGTAGAGCAGTTGCCGCTTACACGTCACAGGACGTGATTAGGCAGATTGCCGATGGTCTTGTCTGCACTTCTATGACTATGGCCGAAAAGGTTAGGAGTAGGCGTGAGTCTTGAAGATGATCTTGAGTCACTAATTAGTGTTGGTGAAACAAGCAACTATAAAAACGTGGTTGCTAAGCATCCTTCTGGTTGGGAGCCGGGGGTTGCTTGGAATGGTGAAACGGGTACTTTGACTTCGCAACCTTTGGAGTCAGAGCCGAATGACTGGTCTGAGTTGCTTGCCGTGTGGGATCTTGACCCAACTATTTTTGAGGTTATTGAGCCTGTCCAGTTCAGGGCTTGGGATGCGAACACTGGTGCTGGTGTGTTAAAGCGTTTGTACTATTACAGGGCTTCAATTAGAAGGCGCGTGGAGTCCCGTAAGTCCGTAGATGAGTTACTGGCGGTTATTGGAAAGAAAGTACCTAAAAAGCCCCCTGCTGCCACGGGTAAGGGGTTTGTTTACTGCGTCCCGGCGGGTGATTTGCAGTTGGGTAAGCCTGACGGTGACGGGACTGAAGGAACAATTGCACGTTTTTTGACCAAAACCGATTTAGCGGTGACACGTTTGAAGGAGTTGAGGAAAATTGGTCGTGAAGTGGATTCGATTATGTTGCCGTGGCTTGGTGATTGTATTGAGGGTTTGGTATCTCAAGGCGGTGCTTTGGCTGCGGCTGGTCGGCTTGATTTGACGATGACTGAGCAGTTGCGTGTTTATCGGCGGCTCATGTTGCATCAGATTCAGCAGTTCGCTCCGTTGGCTTCCAAAATTATTGTCCCGGTCGTTCCCGGTAATCATGATGAGGTTCAGAGGGTGGGTAAAGTTCAGCGTCGCTATGACGATTCTTGGGCTATTGAAGGCGCTGTGGCGGTCGCTGACGCACTTAAACTGATTCCGGGTTATGAACATGTGTCTTTTGTTTTCCCCGGCTTTGATGAACTAACAATTACCCTTGACGTTGGTGGGACAGCAGTTGGTTTTGCTCACGGGCATCAGTTTGGTAGGGATCCTGTTAAATGGTGGTCAGGTCAGGCTCATGGAATGCAAGATATTGGTTCGGCCACATTACTTTTAGGCGCTCATTTGCATCATTTGAGGATTGAGCAAGGTGGGGCTAAAACTTTTATTCAAATTCCCGCTTTGGATGGTGGTTCGACGTGGTGGAAACATAGGACTGGTCAGGATTCCCCTGCCGGTATGATGAGTTTGCTTATTGGGCATGGTGGCTGGAAAGATTTAGTGTTGCTATGACCAGTGAGGAACATGCCGATGGAGTTGAAACCATTGTTGCCTCTTTGCGGAACCGTATTCTTGGGGTTGGTGCTGATCAGTATGATGACGGTTCGGGCACACAGAGGTTTGAAAACAGGCCGCTGAATAGTATTGTCACGGACGCTGTTGAAGAAATTGATGACCTGATTGTGTATTTGTCTCAAATAAGAATGCGACTTACTGGAATCAATTTGCCAAAAGAATGAAACAAACTCAAGAATTTCACATATTTGCTTTAGACTGTGTGTAGTAGTTGATCGTACCCCTAGTGGGTCTAATCCGTCACTACATCGTGATCCTCGTGATCCTTGAGGCGGTGCGGATCCACGCTGCCATCAGGAGGATTCAGTGCCGTACAAGGTGCTTACAGGATTGTCTTACCCGCCGGATAAACGTGCTGAGGTGGGATCCATTGTTGATGATATTCCTGCGAAATCAGTTAAGTGGCTGTTAGAAAAAGGCCATATTGAAAGTGTCGGTGCTACTTCTAGTGCCAAAATTGCTTCTGATTTTAAGGTAAACATAATCACGGAGCCTGTTGCCAAGGATGGTGAAAAGTAATGGCTTTTATTCACGGAAAAAATACAGCCGTTTTTGTTAACGGATCTAACCTTTCTTCTTATTTTAATGACTCTAGTGTTTCTCAAGACGTTGAGGTTGCTGAAACAACTACTTTTGGTACTGACGCTAAAACGTACATTACTGGTTTGAGGGACGGAACCATGAGTGCTGACGGCATGTTTGACGGAGCGTTAGGAGCAGTTGACAATGTTCTTTCTGGCATAATTGGTTCTACGGCTGCTGACGTGGTTTCGATGCTTCCAGAGGGTGCTGTTGCTGGAAAACCCTCGTACTCCGCTGCTGCGCGGGAAACTTCCTATGAAGTTTCTAGCCCAGTTGGGGATGTTGTTTCGGCAAGTATGGAAGTGCAAGCAACTGGTGGTATTGACCGGGGTTTAGTTCTTATCGGTCTTTCTGCTGTGTCAACAGTTTCTAATTCGAGTTCAATAGATAACTCTGCGGGTACTTCCAATGGTGGGGTTGGTTACTTACACGTCACTTCAAACACTCGCGACGGTTCGGCGGCCTTTTCGGTTCAGGATAGCGCCGATAACATTACTTTCGCTGATTTAGTTACGTTTACAAGCGTACCTACGTTGACGACAGGCGGCGAACGTATCGCCGTTTCAGGTTCGGTGGGTAGATATGTACGCACCGAAGTAACCCCCGGAGGTTCTTCCGGGTCAGTCACCTACACAATGGCGTTTGCCCGGAAATAAGGAGGAGCCTAATGGCTTTTACACATGGTAAGAAATCGGTAATTAAAGTTGATAACTCGTCAGGAACACTTACAGACATTAGTGCTTTCTGCGAGGATGTAAGTCTTTCACGAGATATTGAAACCGCTGAAGTAACGACTTTCGGTAATGACGCTAAGGCGTACATTACTGGTTTGACGGACGCTACTATTTCGTTTAGTGGCAAGTTTGACTCTGCTTCTGCTGCTGCTATTGATCCTGTTCTTACAGGAATTCTTGGTCAAGATGCCACAGTTTCGTGGGCTTACCGGATCAGTAGTGCCGTAGTTGGTGCCACAAATCCTGAGTACCAAGGTGAAGGTATTCTTACTTCATATGAGGTTTCGGGTGGAGTTGGGGATGCTGTTACTTTCTCCGCTGAACTTCAATGCACGGGTGTAATCACTCGCGCTGTTGCTTAACCTGTAAGTCCTAATCGTGGGCCGAGTGCCCCTTACGGAAAGAGAAAAAGTGTCCTTACGCGAAAAGATTTTGGCTGCGGAAGATATTGAGTCGGAAATGGTTGAAGTCCCAGAATGGGGTGTCACTGTTGAAGTTCGAGGAATGAACGGTGCTGATCGTTCACGGATTTTGGAGACAGCGGCAGCCGGGGATGACGGAAAAATTAGTATCGGTTCTATGTATGCCGAAACTGTTATTGCTTCAACTTACGATCCTGAAACAGGTGAAAGGATTTTTTCTGAGTCCGATTTTGTTTCTTTGATGGAAAAGAGTGCTTCAGCAATTGACCGTTTGGCTACGGTTGGGATGCGCTTGTCTGCGATGGATGGGAAAGCGACAGATAACGCTAAGGTCACGTTTCCTGAAGAAACCTCATCGTAGGTTTTTGTTTGAGTTAGCAGAAAAACTTGGTCGCACGGTTGGTGAGTTGCTTTATGGCTCATCTTCTTACAGGCCGATCACTTCAACCGAATTGACGGAGTGGTCGGCGTTGTGGGAGTTACGAGCATACGAACAGGAAAAAGCGTCAAAACGTCGGAAGTAGTAAGGAGGTGTCGGTGTGTCTGTTGTAACTGTTGAGGCTAAATATATTGCCGACACCTCTCAGTACATTAAGTCGTTGCAGGCTGCTACTGCGGCCACTAATGCGTTTGCAAAGTCGTTACCTAGTCTTATTTCTTCTCAAAGTAATATGGGTAATTCTGCAAGAAATATGGGTGATTCAGCGGAGAAGGCTAGTAAGGGTTTCACTGTACTTAAAAACGCTATTGGTACGGCTTTAGGTTTAGCCACTTTTGGTGCTTTCAAAAACATGACTTCAACTCTAAAGAATTTTGCTAAGGGTTCTTTTGATGCCGCTGCCCGTAGCGAGGAACTTGATATTGCTATGGTGGCTATTGGTAAGTCTACGGGTTATGGTTCGGCTGCTCTTGGAGAGGCAACTACTTCTATTCGTGACATGGGTATTGAGTTAGGTGCTTCCCAACAGATTGCTATTGAGTTCGCTCAAAACAATTTGGATTTGGCTTCTGCTTCTAAGGTTGCTCGTGTTGCTCAGGATCTTGCTGTTATTTCTGGTAAAAACTCTACCCAAACAACACAAACTTTAACTCAAGCAATTATTACTGGTAACTCCATGTTACTCAAATCTGCTGGTATTAGCAGAATGGCAAGTGAGGGTTATGCTGATTACGCAAAAGAAATAGGTAAAACCGCTGGAACGCTGTCATCTGTTGAGAAACAGCAAGCCATTACTAATCTGATACTTAAAGAGGGCGGGAAAGTAGCAGGTACTTATGAAGGTGCCATGAACTCTGCGGGTAAAGTTTTGCGTTCTTTCAAAAGAATAATGAACGATATTCAGATTGAAATTGGTAAGGTGCTTCTTGCTGGTCTTGGCCCCCTAATTAAAGGGGCTTACGATTTGTTCAAGGCTTTTAGTCTATCCCTGCGTGAGGGTGGGGCTTTTTCTAGCGTTTTAGGAAACTTGGCTACGAGTTTCCAGTACCTTTTAGCGCCCGTCGTCAGATTCTTAAACAGAATGGTTGAAATGGCGAAGTCGGGGGAGGGGTTGCAGCCAATAGCGGATAAGGTTAATAATCTTATTGTTAAATTTAATTCAATAGTTTCTGTTATTCACAAAGTTCTTGCCGCTATTCTTCCTTTGGTTCCTGCTATTGTTGCTTTTACTGCCGCTGGATATTTGGGTTACCAAACTTATGTTTTGTATAAATCAATTCCCGGCTTTTTGAATAAAATAGCAAGTGCTATTGAGACAGCACGAATCAAACAAATGCTTTTCAACTCAGCGGTTTTGGCTAATCCTTACATTCTTATTGCTGCCGCCATTATTGCGGCTCTTGCACTTTTAGCGGCTGCATTCAAAATAACTTATGACCGATCTAAACCGTTGAGGGACGCAGTAGACAAACTTGTTCTCACTTTTAAGAACATTGTTTTAGTTATTATGAATGACATTCTTCCTGCTTTCACAAAAACTTCAGATACCGTAGATAATCTTCGTAAAAAAAGTATTGATCTTAATGACATTTTTGACACGATTGCAAATGTTCTCAGTACATTTTTAGTACCTGTTGTTGAAACCATTATTACTTATTACAAGGTTCTGGCGAACGGTATTCGAGTTTTAATTCAGTGGTGGAAAATTCTTTACAAAATAATTGAAATTATTGTAGTTTTACTCAAAAAATCTTTTATCGCAAATTGGAATGCTGTGGGTGCCGCACTCAAATTTGTTTTGGACAAATTAGGCCCTGTTGGTGCTTTGTTTAAGAAAGTTGGGAAAGCAATGGCTGATGCTTTTTCCAACATTGGTTCAATAGTAAAAAATGCTATGGCTAACGTGGTTGGTTTTATTGAGAACGCCATAAATAATGCTATTAACGCTGTAAATTTTTTGATTGGAATTGTTAATAAGTTACCCGGTGACGATATTATTTCTGAAGTTGGTGAGTTCAAGTTTTCTAATTTTGATTTTCCTAGTTTTCCTTCGCGTGACAATGATTTTCTGGGTGCTGAGGGGCCAAAGCGTGTTACACCAGTGGACGGTGGAGGTGGGAAAGATCCAGACCCGCCACTCGGAGGTGGAGGAGGTGGGAAAGATAAAAAGGATCCTCTTGCTGAGTTGAAGAAAAAGTTGGATCTTGTTCTTGACGCTTTCAAAAAAGCGTCTGCTGCTTTCATGTTTTTTAGGGACATAGTGGATGGGACTGAAGTTAAGTTTGGGGAAATGTCTAAGTTGGAGGCGGCTTTTGGGGAGAATTCCAACATTGGTGGGATTATTTCTCAGTACGATGCGTTAAGCCAAAATTTGCAGGATCTTTACAGTCCATTGTTGGACGTTGAAATGGTTGGTAAAAAAACCGCTAAGGCTAACCGTGTAGCAATGAACGCGATTCAAGGTGAACTTGATTCTTTAACTCAACATGCTATTGATTTGTTGAATGAAAGAAAAAGGATTCAGGAGGCTATGACTAAACTTTCAGAGGATTACGGGGTTATTACTTCTGGTATTAACGAGAAATTTAATTTGTTGGACGAGGCTGCCGCTAAATCTTTGAAGGAGATTGGGGATCGGTTTGATGGGATTATTCCCGTTTTAGAGAAAGCCCTTACTGCTGCTAACGCCGCTTACGAGCGTGAAAATGCGGTTTTGGATAAACTTGTTTCTGAGCGTGAAGGTTTTTTGAGTAGTCTTAGTGATGGTTTCCGTGCATTTGCAAATAATTT